GGTAAAGAAATTCAAATGATAGACTGCTACGAAAACTCCGGAGAATCTCTAGAACACTATGTTAAGTGGATCAAGAATCGACCCTACAGCATCGAGAAGCACTTCCTTCCTCACGACTCTGCCGGAAGGAGCGCTGCGACTGGGAAAGCATATGTCGATTACGCTCGGCAAATGGGACTCAATTGCGAAGTCCTTAAGATAGAACATAATAAGCTCGTAGATATCGAGATGGTTCGTCACATTCTTCCAAGAGTATGGTTCGACCAGGAGAACTGCGAGAAGGGCATCAAGGCTCTAGAGAATTACAGAAAAGAATGGAATGAAAAATCCGAATGCTACAGGGAGAGACCTCTCCACAACTGGGCATCGCATTTTACCGACAGCTTCATATATGCAATCAATGCAGTCAATAAAATGACCGGAAACTCCGGTCTATCCCCCGAACAATGGAAAGAGATCCGAAGAAAATATACGTAAGTTAAAATTTTAACTTACAGATAAACTTTCATCATGCTATCAAGTAAATATTAAACTATATACTTGGTGATATGTCGTTGTTTGAATTTTTTTTAGATCGTATTCGAAATCGTTGTGCGCAACGCTTTGAGCAGAATTTGTGCATTCCACCCATTTGTGTTTCGAAGGACTCCCCACAGTCTAAACAATTCTTTTCCTTAAAGGGTCGATCATTTCTAAGTTCTTTAAGCCAAAGATTTCTGCACTTGAAAGAACACACCTCAGTTTTGTCGTATCGATGTATATCAAAACTTCCAGAGCAGATCCGACATGTTCGCGTTTCGTTATCCAGTCCAAGCTTTCTGCGGTTTAGCTGTTGGCAGTTATTACTGCAAAATTTGAGATGTTTTCTATTGGTTTTCAGAGAAAAAATCTTTTCGCAATATACGCAGGTGAACTCTCTGATTGGCCATAGGGCACACTCTTTTAACGCTTTATTTTTCAGTGATTCCCTCCCTTCTGGAGATCGATGCCATTCATGCAATTTTTCGGAGTTTTCCGTCATATGTATGCGGAGGTGTTCTGAATGACTGAGACACTCAAGATTTTCAAGGTCATTATTAAGTTTGTCTCCATCTATATGATGGATGTGGGCGCCCTTTCGAAGATTACCAAAGTAATATTCCCAAATATGCCGATGAACTCGCTTTCTCCCACAATAGTAATACCCTTGGCAAATTCTAAAGTTCTTCCCATTGAAAATATCCATGTCAACCCCTTTGCTGAAATGCAGAAGGATAACAATGCTTACAATTTAAATAAAGGGGTTTTATTGAATGGCTGATTCTTCGATTTACATCCCCGGTGGGTCAAGCAAAGTCTCCGACTTTAATCTTTTTTTCACAGACGCATATCGTTCTATGTCAGCGTATTACGCTCAAGCGAGCAAAGATCTTTTGGCGTACTCAGGGGATAATTGGACGGCAGCTGAAAAAAGCCAACTGACCAGACAGAGGAGAATGGTTCTTGAGCTGAATAAAATCAGACGGATCATCAACCTATACTCTGGATACGAAAGAGAAAATCGAACGTCCACTGTGATCTTCCCTCAAGAGCAGGGAGACCAGGAAACGGCGGATCAGCTATCTGAAGTGTTAATGTCAGTTTATAATCGCGCTGGAAGTGAATACATCTTCTCGGAGGCTTTCGAACACTCCCTCAAGACTGGATTGTCAATCATCGGCATGTACATGGATTATAGTAATGACAAGGTCAATGGGGACATAAAATTTTACACTAAGCCATTTAACTCCATAATCTTAGATCCATATTTTACACGCAGAGATCTGTCCGATTGTGACCAAGCTGCTACGCGCGACCTCTTAAGTCGAAACCGTGTTAAGGCGTTACTTCCGAATGTTCCAGAAGAAGTCATCGATGACTTGCCTACGGGGATCCGCGACAATAAATTCCAATACCTCGGCAACTATCGCCAGTACAATTCACAGTACATCTCTAAGAATCTTCTTACATACGACCAACACTGGGTGCGAAAGACAGTCGAAGACAAGTTCGTCATTGATAAGTCGACAGGTGAGTCTGAACTAGCAAGAGGATCTCCTGAAGAGATGAGGGAGCTGAAACTTCTTCTTCAAGAAAATCAACAGTTCGAACTTATCTCAGCTTACAGAGAATCCGTTGAATTGAACATTATCGTTGGAGGTCAACTTGTCTACGAAGGTCCTGATCCTGTGGGTCTTGATACATTCCCTTTCTTGCCTGTTCTTGCTTATCATGAGCCTCTAATCGACTCATTTGAGCTTAAGATTCAGGGGGTCGTAAGATCCGTTAGGGATGCTCAGAGACAATATAACCGCAGACACTCACAGATCATCGATATCATGGAGTCTATCATCAATACAGGATGGGTTCACAAGAACGGTGCTGTTGTTGATCCTGAGATGCTCTTTCAGACTGGTCAAGGCCGTAACATCGTGGTTAACCAAGACTTCGATGTTAATGGCGATCTAAGGGAAATCTCTCCTCCACAGATCCCTCAAGGGTATCTGGCATACCAAGACATAATGGATAAAAACATCATGGAGATCCCTGGTGGATCCGATGAACTTCTAGGATTGTCATCTACTGGTGACGTTCAAGTATCTGGCAAGCTAGCTGAGGTCAGAGCGTCAAACGGTCTAAAAGGTAATAGAGGTCTCTTCGACAACTTCGAATACACACAGAAGCTTTTTGGAAAGCTTGTCATGAGCGCTGTTCAGAAGAACTTTACTCCTGGAAAAGTCCAGAGGCTAATCAGTAAAGAACCTACAGAAGAGTTCTTCTCCAAGTCATTCGAACAGTTCGATTGCGTTATCAAATCTATCGCTAAGACTCAGACTCAACGCGAGGCTTACTACTATCAACTATTGCAGCTCCGATCTCTTGGGATCCCAATTCCTGATGACGAGATTGTTTCAGCCGTTCCTCTTCAAGGAAAGACGGATCTCATCAAGAAGATGCAAGAAGTGGAAGAGATGAAGAAGCAGGCAATGGAACAAGAGATGAAAGACAAGCAGCTACAGGATCAGCTCACTGCAAGTCAAGCCGACGAAAATCTCGCACTCGCTCAAGAGAGACGCGCACGCGTACTTTCCGACCTCGGACTCGCAAGGGAACGTGTATCGGAAGCACAGCTCAATCAGACTAAGGGCTTACTCAATAACGCCAAAACGATCGCCGAAATGGAAGACATGAAGGAAGGGCGTTTTATTGAGATGTTGAAGCTCGCATCTGAAGTTAAAGCAGACTCCTCTCAGATAGAAGAGCAGCTAAACAACGACATGGTGCGATCACAAGAGATGATCGATCAAGCCGGAATAGTAAGTCAACAACAGGCCCCTTCTCAAGAGGAGCCACAAATTAACCCTGAAGGAATGGTTTAAGAAGATGATGAATTCGCTTATGACATCCCCTACAAAGACAAACGAGATTCTCTACGGAATTATTGTTTCTGTCTGCATCTATATGGTGTACGTCAACAGCAGTTTCATGAATACACATATAGCACCTCTCTCCGTTCATCCTCTTAGATTTTCTTCTGTAATAATTGATGTCATTAGTGCTTCTTCCTATACCGCCGCATTTTGTGGAGCAATATTTGTAATGGGAATTGCATGGAGGAACTGTAAACACTTTTTCGCAAGTGTTGCAGGTGATAGTTACTCGTTTCTTTTCGATAGATTCCAACTGACACTTCCTTCCACAAAAATCAACGATACCTTTGGATGGCATTCTCCAAAAATCCTTGCCACAATTTTTACAGCTAAGAAATCGTCCCTTCTTGTTTTTCTCGGCATAGCAGGTGATTTGACAATTTCTAGAGCAGTATTTAGTGACTTCGGAAAGACATGGTTGGACCTCGTAGTTCTTCCCACAAAAATCACAAACTTTTGCAACTCTTTTTCTCAAAGACTCATCACGGCATTCAAGAGTGCAAAACTTCTTTTTCCACTTACTTGTAAATTCTTTTCCGCATTGCGGACAGGTATACATAGTAAATCCTCCGGTTGTTCCAATTGGAGGAGTGTAAACAACAATAACATTTTAACACAAGGATTTAGCTATGGCTAAGATGGAATATATGGAGTCTTACGGCTCTAGTGGGGGCTATAAGCCACCAAAAGGGTCTGCTGGCGGTGAAGCCCGTGGAGCTTTCAGTTCAAAATACAATCCAAGAAAAGTTCCTCAAAAAGGAAGTCAAATTGGATCAATGTCTGATTACGGCATGAATGCTGATAAGGCAAAAGTCAAAGGGCTAGAAAAAGCTCAGGCTCAAAATGAAAAACTCAGAGGGATCGGATGCTAATTCTCCCAAAGGGCCACTTGAGAGAGGAACATGAGAACACTAAAAAAGGTCTCAGAGAACAGTTCAACTCTCAGCTGGAAAAAATCTTAAATGAGAATAGCAACGTCGATAAGTACTGGGTTTTGGGGAAGGTAAAATTCCCCGAAGAGTTTGGTGGAAAAGTTGGACGCATGTTTCTTCAGGGATGCTTGGAAAAGCCTCCTGTCGTAGCGGACGCCTTTTTATACGAAATTGACAGTCGTGCCGGAAATAAAACCCTTCTTTGGATCATGAATCCAGATGGGTCACTTCGGATGCCAACTCTTAACAAGACAGTGTCAGTAAATACCAAGAAGTCGGGTGTATTAGTCTAGGACGCCGCTAGACATGGGTCGCCGCCAGTGACGGGCGTATTACGGGAGTAAATATGAATGGTACGGAAGAACAAGCAGCCCCTGCCTCCGAGGACGTTGCAGTTAATGTGGAAGAGACTCAAAGCCAAGACGAAAAACCTGCTAGACAGGTTCCTTTGGAAGCCCTTGAGAAAGAGCGACGGAAGCGTCAAGAGGCGGAAGTACAAGTGCGATTGTATGAAGAACTCGCAAAGCGTGCGAAGGAAGCACCGGAGACACCTAAAGAGGATCCCGAAGATGACGAAGAGTTAGTCAATCGGGGCGATCTGAGACAGTTTCATCAGAAGCTGACATCACAGGAGTTTCAAGCGATTAAGCGTGAAATTGCAGAAGAAACTTTTAAAGAGTCTCGACCAGAGGCAATACAGGCGGTTAATAGCCATCTGAAAGAGATTTTAGAAAAAAAGCCTTGGTTAGCTGATTCGATAGAAAACGCGCCGAATCGTTATGCAAGAGCTTATGAGATAGTACAAGACTATATGCCACAGGTGATCGCTAAGACTACGCAATCATCCGAAGCAAAAAAAATAGTAGAAAACGCGTCAAAACCTGGTTCTCCAGCATCTACTGGTAAGTCTCAGAATTTGAATAGCGCGGATTATCTCAGAAGTATCGCGGGTACGAAAGAGTTTGGTGAATATCGGAAGAAGCTACTTGGGCGTTAAACCTTAAGGAGCAATTTCATGGCAAATGGAATTACATCAACATTACAAGTGGATCCGGAAGTAAATATTTATTTCGATAACATCCTTCTTGATAGACACCAACCATACTATCCGTTTGGGTATTTTGCGCAAGAACGCAGGATCCCTCAGAAGAATAGTAAGACTGCGGCATTTAGACGTTTCGATAATTTATCAGACGCCCTAACGCCGTTATCCGAAGGCGTAACACCGGCCAGCGAGCAGGTTAGCAAATTCGATATTACTGCTGTAGTGTCTCAGTACGGTAAGGTAGTACAACTAACTGATGACGTTATCGTTACAGTTCAGGATGAGACCTCAAATGAAGTCGCTGATATGCTCCAGCAAAACATGGCAAGCACTTACGATAAGATAGTTAGAAACATGCTGGTAGCTTCGGCTTCTCAGATCGACTGTCTTAACGGTGTGAACGGTAACGCTGTCACGGAACTGACGTCTACCGATATGGAGCTTGCTATTGATTACCTAGAAGGTAACAACGGTAAGAAAATGTCTCCAAATATCGAGGGAGTGAACGCATTCGGTACAGCACCAGTATGGGCTGCTTACTGGATGGTTATCCACACTGATTTACGTGCAGACGTGAAGAGGTTAG